TTTTCCCATCAGACGCTATTCTATATGGCATGTTATTTTTTAATATTTTTAAGTTGTTTTTCTAAAGCTTGTTTTGCTTTCTCAGGACTTTCTAAGAAAGCTAACAATAAAAGATAATTTCTTAATCGACTTTTAAGAAAAATATCTTTTTTCCGATTTAAATCACATTCAGATAATTCCGTTTCTACTCCACTAATCATTTCCCGAATATAATCCTTGACCCTATCCAAAGTAATTTCTTTAGACGCTAAATTCTCAAGCCAACCCTGTAATGTTTCTCGTTCATTGATATTTAAATCCTCGTATTTTAAATTATATTTTGCTAATAAATCACCTATCGACATATAGTTCTTAATTATTTATTGTGTTCTCTAAACATTTTGAGGTATTAATTGTTTATTTTGAGCTGGAATTTGCGCTGGTATAGATGCTTGAGCCGGTGTAGCCACTGGCACTTGAGGCATCTGTGGCATTGATTGTTTTTGTTTCTCATAATCTAAGACTTCCCTCATCTCATCGGCATTTAATCCGCCTAAATCTAATAATTTTTTATGATAAATTTCTAAGAGTGGAGAATTATTTGGCATTTGAGCAATAATAGCATTTAGTTTTTGAATAACTTGAATAGTTTCTTGTTCTTGTTCTGCCGAAGATGTAACTTTAACTCTATATCCCACTTCTGATTTCCAATCATTGGGACTAATTTCTTTTTCGAAATAATTACCCTTAAAAGATTTCTTATATAATTTAACTGATTGAAGATTATCATTTTGTGCTTCCACTAATTTCACCCATTTCTCGCCAAATTCTTTCCAAGATAATTTATAGAATTTAGCAATCTCGCTCATTCTTTCCATGGCTTTACCTAACATAATTTGCACTTCTCCTAAAGTGATTTGCTTCTTTTCTGAGACACCTTTTTCATTAGCGGTAGCACCAACAGCTTTTTCTACCAGTTGAATTAAGAAAGTCATTTCATCTAAACTTTCTAATAAATTTGGAATATCCACTTTTTGAAAAACTTCATTTGGTTTTCCGGGTAATGGATACCAACCAAAGGGCTTTGGCTCAAAAGTAGGAGGCACAAACCCTTTCAAAGTTGAATCGTAATAATTCATCCCAAAGTTTCTCAAAGTTCTATTTTCCACTAATTGAGAAAACCAAGCATTTAATATCTTATTAGGAGTTCTAACTATATCAGCCACTCCATCTGACCAAATATCACTTCTCTCTACATCATCAGCCCAAGAAAGGATAGGATAATGATTTTGCCAATAATCGTCTTTTGTTTTTCCAATAATTTCTTCCAGGGGTTTATCTAATAAAATTTCTGTTCCTGCCCCACTACAAGTTGTTACTAAATGAATTTCAAATTTCTTTTTCGCTTCATCCCAGAGTTTAATATAATGCTCGTTAAGTTCTACATAAACTTCTCCTAATAATGGATTGGTTATATCCACATCTCCCATTGTTTCCATTCTTTGGTTTTTCTCTGCCAAACTTTGAGCATTCTCACCTGATTTGATTAATCCTCCTTCTGTAGCATAAAAGATTTTTAATTTTGTAATCGCTCCTTGATCATATAAAGGATTATTTTCTATCTCTCTTAATGTTCTAAAAATATGCTGATGAATAATAAATTGGGCAGTATCTAAATCTGCTGGGTCGGCATAGCGATCAACTAAAATGTCATAGGGATCAAGAATTTCTACATAAGGAGCTCCATCCACTACATTTAATTTTTTAAAAGTGCGACCGTATAGATATTCCTGTTTTTTATCAACAATATCCTTAATCTCTAATTTATTATCTTGAGCATTTTTAAGAAAATATTCATTTAAGAAAATCTCTTTCTGTTTATCATTAGACAATTCTTCAAAAAATAAATCAGGGGCATCATCTGTTTGAGCTAAAATAGTTCTAAGAGTTTCTTTGATAAGGGGAATATTCACACTCTGTCTTTGAGTCAAACGATTAATAATAACCTTGTCTCTATACAAAGTATAATTTTCATTCCAATCAGAGTGCCTTCTTTGTTGAAACTTAAAAGCAGCATCTTTATTGGTGTTTAATTTAGTAATTAAAGTTGCTTGGTCCATATAAATAAAAAACCCGCAAAGACTCTAATTTTGTTAGAATCTTTTACGGGCTCCGTTATTCGGTAAATCCGCAATTCCCAGAAATCTGGGCAGATTAAATTGTAGGGGTATTATAGCATAGAACTTTTGTCTGTGTCAAGCGATAATGCCATTCCATCACTTGCCTTTAGCATTTCACTCCCCTCAAGAACTATTCTTGTAGGATTGCCATTCATTTTAATTATTTTAAATTCTCCATAATTATACTTTCTCAGTTTTAAAATCATTGCGGCCTCTAATAATGACACTTTAATTATAATCTCTTTTTTTGTATTTTGCAAGTTCTTTTGGTTCATATTCCAATTTCTGGGTAATATTGCCCTACGCCTCCTGCACTTTGAGGATAATAAATTTCTTGCATTCCTGCAGGAAAAGCAAAGGTTAAACCTAAAGCATCAAAAACATCTGGCGAAGGTAATCCTCTCTTTTTCATATCTTCTTTTGATTCTAACTGTAATTGTCCTTTGGAAGTAAATTTATATTTTATATTTGTTGCTTCAAAGAAATCATCATCTTTTAATAATTGTCCGGTCTTCAACCAATCTTTTATTTTTCCTCCTAATTCAGCCCTTAAATTAGCATAATGCTCTTTATCTTCTGCGGGTAGAGCAATATTTATTCCATTAACATTCCAACCTTGCTCTTTTAATCTATCAACTACTCCTGCTCCTATTCCTATGACATCAATCAAAATATTTTCGGGTCTAATGTTTTCTTCCTCAGCAATTTTAAGAATATAACCAGTGATTACCATTAAATCTTGATGAATAAAAATTTCTTTTCTTAAAACTTTTTCCATCTGCCTGATAATAAAAACTGTTCTATCATCTCCATATCTTGCCACATCTACACCCATCTTCTTTTCCCAATGAGGCATTATTTGAACCTCTCTGCTCATTGCCCGATTAACTTCGTCAATTGAAATAAAACTTTCTGCTTCTGCTCTCGGGAATTCTCCTAAAACTCTTACTCTAAATACATTACTATCTATACCATATCTTTGAGCAAATTTTATTACATCATTTAAGGTTATCAATCCCGGAATAACTATTTTATTTTTATTCTCAAAAAACTTTATTCCTTCTTTGAGCCATACTTCTTTAAACTTTTCAAAATTATCAAATTCACTTGCTATTAAATTTGGAGTATCAAAAGCAGAAATAACAATTTTAGCAATTCCTTGTTCTTTAAAAACATTCGCAAATCTTCCTGTATTTCTTAGGGCATTTCCAATCAATAAAATCTTATTTGGCTTCAATCCATCAATCGCCTCAAAAATAAGATCTTCAACTCCAGAAGCTTCATCTACAATTACTAATAAATAAGGCGAATGAAATCCCTGGAATTGGTCTGGTTGATCGGTAGAAAGCCCTAAGGCAAACCAACGATTACTGATATTTATTTTAGTTTCCAAAACGCTCTCTGGTGAATAAATAGGTTTATTTGCTACTGCTTCTCTTATTTCTCTCCAAAGCACTTCTCTTACCTGTCTTCCTGTTGGCGCTGTAGTCAAAACGATGGAACCTTTATGTCCTAATAGCCACCAATGAACTGCTCTTGCCGCCGTGTAACTCTTTCCTGCGGCATTACAACTTCTTACCGCTACCTCATTATGATTTTTTAAAGACAATAAAATTTCTTTCTCTTTTTCCCATAAAGAACTTTTTAATACCTCTTCTGAAAACCAAACAGGATTTTCTCTTGTCCATTCTTCGAGCTTAAGGTCTTTTAACATTTTTAATATAATCAACAAAAGTTAAATTCTCAGTTGATTTACCACTTAAGAGTTGAATTAGTTTAGTAAGTTTTTCCGTCGAATCAATTAAATCTTTATATTTTGCCTTATTCCTGATTCCCTTTGCTCTCTCTAACGCCTGATCTCTTTCCTCTTCTAATCTCTTCAAAATTGGCTTTATTTCTTTCTGAACTTTTTTTGTTTTCGTAAATTTATCAGAGTGCTTTGAATAAGCCTTAGAATAACCTGCCTTTCTCATAGCAGACGCTACACTACCCCCATTTACCACCATTTTTATAGCTTTTTTTCTTCTTATTTCTGACATAGTTTATTATATTATTCTTTATTTATTTTTAAAAATTATTTTATAAAGCAAATACCAAATAAATATAGGTATCCATTTTGGCTTTGGTCTTAAGAACTTCATTTGCCTCAAGATTTCATTTCTCATTTCCCGGCGATAAAGCTGTCTTATCTTTTTTGCTTTTTGTTCATTCATTATTCTCTTTATCTTTTATTATTTCTTCTTTAAGTTTAAATTTCTCCAATTTATATTGTTCTATTATTTCGTCTATCGCTAAAAATAAACCTGCAATTAAACTTCTCGCTTCCCAAGGTTGAATACAGAAACCAATTTCTTTCTCTTTCTTTTTTTTCATACGAACATAAATTAAATCTTCTGCAATTCTATTGTTTCTATCTAAAACATATACTTCAAAACAACCGCCAAATTTATCTCTTACTCGCCAAATTCTTTTCATATTTTGTTTATTTAATTTACAACCTTCATTTTTTATTATTCTTAAAATAATAGGGATTTATCATAAAAGTCATCCTCCAACCTTGTTTTCTATTCTTAATCGTCTTTTATTTTTGCTTCTTCTTTTAATCTAATTGAGTAGTGTTTTTTTGTAATCTTCATATTCTTTTTATTATCCATTGGCATACTTGCCTAAGATTGCTTAACTGATATTTCATTTCTCTATCCATCTCCTTTATTAAGGGTTCTTGATATCTCTTTGCTAATTCTATAAATAAATCTAAACTCATATCTACTCTTACATCAGGGTCATACGAAGGGCTATCAGGATGTCTCCACATTAAAGCAGTTTTGGAATACCCCAATCCTTCCCTATCTGATTGTTTTACCCAATTTGCTATTTGGGGTTGCTTTTGATCTTTCGCTTCAATAATCAAGTCAATAGAAGGAATCCTAATGTCTCCCTTATCTAATCCAGCCCCTGAGCCAGAAACTTCATAAGTTGAATTATCTAATCCCTCACGAAGTTTCTCTATAATCTTTAGAACAAATGCTCTCCCCTTTTGTCTTGTATTCATTTTTTATTTTATAAAAACCCGCCGTCCTTTTTGGATCTTGCAGCGGGCTCAAAATTCTTTTTGATTTTAGTCTGGTTAACCATACAAGGATATTATAGCAAATTATTTTTTAAAAGTCAACCTTTTTCATAGTAAAGATTTCTACCCAGATTTCTTTTGTTTACTATCCTACTGATATTGATTGTTCTCTGAAAACTGAATAGGAGATCTAATTAGCTAATTAAAATTGTAGACTTTCTGGTATCTCTTGACCTTTGTGAGCCATTTATTATGTAAGGTTTTGGCTCTTCTAAACCTTGTTTCTGCTTTACGCAGATTTTGGATTGCTCGCTGGTATCTTCGAAGTTTAATATCAACGAGTTCTTTCTTTGCAATTTCTTTTTTACGGATTGGGTAATTGCTAACCCAATCAACATTCCAAGTTCGAGTAAAGTCAGCTCGGTAATTTCTTGCATCTATACTTTCGACTCCGAGACTATGATAATACTCGTGAATCATTATACGTGCTAAATCTTTACGATATTCTAAATCAATTTCTTCTTTCTGACCTATTATTTTCCAATAATAAGGATAGTTTATAATATCTTTTTTATTTTCTAAACAAATCCAACTCATATTAGAGGTGATAGAGTTATAACGATATTTACCGTTTTCGTCTATCG